GGAGGGAATTGGGGCCTTCGCAGGCTGAATCAGTCAACACAGGGAAAATCATTGCAAGCGTCCCAGAAAAACGAAACCCCGCGAAAATGCGGGGTTCGTCAGCAGTCTGAAACCCGCCGAAGCGGGTTTGTTTTGGCTCCTACAATCCTGGGTGCTAATAGCTTGAATAGCTGAACACCCCGGAAACGAAGCTCATGATAAGCATGATTATAAAGGCGGCCAGAATGACAGCCGGGATTGAAGCCAAAATCACTTTCGTCATCAGCCAGACCAGGCTGAGAAATGGAATTTGAACGGAAGTTAAAGCAACGCAATCAGGAGCTGACCGCTTAAGCTCTGCCTGCCACTCAGCCTCTTCACGCTGCTGCCTTGCCTCTGCGACGCCTGATCGGGCGCCCGCCACACCTGCCGCAAGTTTGTCTGCGACAGACCTGGACTCTTGTTTAGCCTGAACCTTTGCATAGACAACTCCGCACTCTGGGCAGACATCCGGGCTGGCGGCGTGCTCTGCCATCGTGGGCTCATACTTGCACTTTGGACACTCCATGACATTCCTCCCTGATAGACAGGGAGGAATGTAGCATCGCGTCACTGCAGATCCAAACAGGTCACGCTGCAGCCGGCACGTTCTTCTGCTTGTTGATCTTCATGTAGGCGCTGCGACCGGTGCCGCGACCAGGATCGGTCAGGACCTCAGCATTGACGCTCTGCCCCATGAAGTCATCTACGCTGATGAAGTCCATGCTCTCGGCCAGGCCGAAGCGCACACGCCAGTAGTGAGCATTGATCTTGCCCTTCTGGCCGACTGCGTTGGCGCCCTCGAACATCAGCTCCCACTCTTCGCCAGAGTTGGTGATGGCCTCGATCTCGTCGTAGTCAGCGCAGGTGTAGCTGACGTCGACACTGAACGGGGTTTCACCTGCAGCGGCGATTGCAGTGGCGAGCGTGCCGCCCTCAAGCACTTCAAAACCTGCGCCGGTGAGCTGGTAATCCACGTCTTCAACGTAGGCGACCAACCCGGTTTCGCTGTCGACAATCTCGTCGATTTCCAACGGCATCTTGGCCAGCTTGCAGGTGCCACCCACTTCCACCACGTGCGGCTCTTCGGTGATCGGGGTGCTGGTTACGCTGTAGACGGTACCGTACAGCTGGATAGCCAGGTTGCGGGCGAAGATCTCGCGCATGTTCAGCTGGATGCCCATGCGGGTGATTTTCTCCAGCTTGTCGTAGGTGCCTCCCAGCGGCTGGGTCGCATCATTCAGAGTCAGGTCGTTGGTTTCATGGGTCTGCTGCACGGTTGAGCAGAGGCCAATCGGGGTGAACGGCAGGTTGGAGCCGTATTTGCGCATTTTCAGCATGCCGCCGATGACGGCTGTTTCTTTCTTCCAGGCCATGGATTAACCCTCCGGCTGTGCCGGGGCGTTGCCCTCGGCCTTGGTGGTGTCTGCCAGCTTGTCCTTGATGAACTCGGCTTGGCTGGCGGTCAGTTCAACCTCGTCACCCGGCTGCAGGTCTACGCCGCGATGGGTGTGAGATTTGGTGAGCACGTACTTCTTGCGCTCGACCTTCTTCACGTCTTTGCTCATGGTGGTTTCCTCAGTCGCGGCGCGACTCAATGAATGTGTGCAGGTAGATCGGGATAGCGATGGTGGCGGCTTTGAGGCCGTCGCCGGGCGGTACCGGCTCGCCGATGCCGAGGGTTACGTGGGGGATGCCTTCCGGCGTCCATTCGCAGGGCACGCCCTCGATAGGCATCAGGCACTGGAGCAAGTCCAGTTCCAGGTCATCGAGTGCGTCTTCGTAGTCATCGAGCCCGCCTTCGATGGCAGCGACAACCATGAAGCCATGCAGCTTGCGCATTCCGTGGCCGCCAAACTTCGGTGCCTGATCCTTGGCGCGCTGGACAACAATGATCGGGAATGACGCGCTGGCAGCCGACACCTGCTCGTTGAACCAGCCGGATCGGACGTTGTTTCCAGCGTCAGTCCGGTAGCCATTGGCTTGGGTGATGGTTTCGAGCCGTGCGATCAAGGCCTTGCGCCCCAGCGTGATGAGGTTCGACATGGCGTTATTCCTCCATGCAGGCGACAGTCACAAACTGGCCATCATCTGCAATCTCTTCCTCAACAAGGAACCGCCGGTTGTTGAAGATGAATATGCCGCCCCGCGATACCGCGCAAAGCTCTACCTTGCGGTAGGTGATGCCGGTTTGCTCGGTCAGAAAGACGCCTTCCGGACCGGCGCGGGCGATGTTGAAATCCACCATCACCTCGGGCACATCGTGCATGCCCGAGGCGTCTTGGTAGCAAGCAGGGCCATCATTGAGCGCTCGCATGTTCACTCGATTCATGCGGTCACGCATGCTGGCCCAGCTCATCAGGCGGTTACCGCCAGGCCCAGCGTGCCATTCAGCCGCACGCGGCCGGTGGCAGAGGGGTTGGCGGCAGCAGCCGTTGCTACGCCGACCAGGTAGTTACCGGTGCCCGGTACGTTGGTCAGCAGGCTTGATGCCGCAATGGCGTAGATTGGAGCGCCAACAGTCCAGGCTTGCGCGCTGGTCTTCGGCAGGTCAAAGACGCCCGTGGTCTTCAGCTCTACTTCTTCGCCGATAGCGGCGTCAGTAGCCGCCACGCCAAGAATGCTGCCGACGCGAACCAGATCGCCGGACGCGACGACCGCTGTTGCGATAACGGTGATCATGTCACCGGGCTGTACATAGTTTTTCATGTGTCACCTCGAAAATTTGAGAGCAGTCAGGGTGCCCGCAGGCACCCATTCAGGTTGATGGATTAAGCGCCGGGGTTCTTGTAGCCGCCGCGGAAGTCGATCCAGGCGGCGCCGAATACCAGGCGGGCCTTGATTTCCATGCCATCCACCTCGAAGCCCTCGCGGGTTTCGGTGAACACGCCCTGCTCGCCTTCCAGATAGGCATACTCGAAGGTGTCAACAGCACCAGGGGCGGCGTACAAGTACCACTGGTTGCCGGTGATGCGGGCATCGACGATGACGGTCAACGAGGCGTTGCGCACGTCATTGATGTCGGCGTTCTTGGCGGGCACGTAGTTGGAGCTGGTGAACTGGTAGGCTTCCAGCTCTTTGTCCGGGCCAACCACCAGATACTCTGGCGCCAGGTTCAGGAAGTTACCCCCGATGGACTTCTGCTTGCGCATTGCAGCGCGTGCGGCGGCCAGGGTGGTGGTGTTGATTGCGCCACCGGAGGCAGCCAGGTTGCCGTGATCCGCGTGGAACACAGCGGTGCCGTCGGTGAAGTTCGGGTTACCCAGCAGCAGATCCCAAACAATGTTGGACTCAGTCTGCGCAGCAGCGGCGCCCAACGCCTGCGGGATACGGGTCATCGCGCCCAGGTCATCATTAACAATCGATTCCCAGGTGATGGCGATGATCTTGCCGTACTTACCCACGGTCAGCGGCGCACCTTCTTCGGTTACTGAGCCGTACTTGTACTCGCCATGCTCGTTCACCTTCTCAAGTGAAGAGATATCACCCAAGGCGGCGCGCGTAACAGCGCGGAAGTCCGGCACACTGGTTTGGCGGCCCAGCGGGCGCCAGGTCTGCGGTGCCAGCTCGTAAGCCGCGCGCAGGGTGCGGTTCACGGTAGAGCCCAGCAGGATGGGGAAGTCGCTGGTGCTGTGCATGCCTGCGGCGCGCATGGCGCTGCGGTCGCAGCCCAGAGCGGCGCGGGCGATTTCCTGCGGAGTCATGCCCCGCGTGCTGCCACCGGCCAGCTCGACAAAATCGCGAGCCATATCAATCAGGCGGAAGCCGCGGAACTCGCGGGCGGCCTCTTCCAGCTTGATGCTTGGGTCGCAGCGGTTCATCAGCGCGTTCTGCATGGCGTTGCGCTTGGCCAGCACCACGCTTTGATCAACCGAGCTGGTGACAGTCGGATGGCTGTTGCGGGTTTCGGGTTGATCGGCGCTCTGGCGCTCGGCCAGCTTGTCGATCATCTGTGCGCTGGCATCAGCCACAGTTACGCCGCGGGCGACAAAGTCGTCTGCAACGTCATCGCCAAGACCTACTTTCTTGGCCATGCTGCGAATGGTGGTAGAGCGGGTGCGCTCTTCTTCAGCCGCTTGCTTGCGGATTTGGGCCTGAGCTTGCTCGTCGGCCGCGCGTTCTTCGTCGGTCATGGGTGCTTCCTCTTTAGTGGTGGCCGCGACGGCCTGGTCAACGACAGGCTCGGCCTGACGAATTTCAAAAACGGTGGGGTATTTGGTGCCCTGGTACTCTTCGGCGGTTTTGGCGGCGCGTACCTTGCCGCCATCGTCAAAGCCGATGGGCACAAGTGAGAGCTCCATTGGCTCCCAGTCCACTGCGCGATAAGTGGGAATCTTGTCATCGGCTTCTTCGATGATGTCGTAACGGTGAACCACATAGCCCACGCTGATGTTGCGCAGAATGCCGTCCTTTACGTCCTTGAAAATGTCATCAACTTCATCGCGCTGACTGAAGCGGATACGCGCCCGGCCCTCACCACCCTCAATCCACGCCTGCTCAACCACGCCGATAACGTCGCGCAGCTCCCACTTGGCGTGGGCGTTCAGGAATGGGGCGCCGTTGTTCAGGCGCTCAAGGCGAACGGCGGTATCGCTCACGTCCAGCTCTTCGTTGTAGGTGCCCACATCCCAGGCAAAGCGCCGGCCTTTGGCGCCGGTCGTCCATGTGATCTCTACGGTACGGTCATCGACGTTCAGCGATTCAGGACGCACCGCGGCGCGCAGACTGAGCATCGGCGTTTCCAGCGTCTTATTGGTCGCTGTCATCGGTTGGTTCCTCTTTGGGTTCAATGGGGTCTGCTTGGAACTGCCCAGCACCGGACAGCCGGCGTGGGTCGCAGTCGAGCACGATGGCCAGCGCATCCAGCATCTTGTTGGATTCGGCGATCTCTTTGGCGTGAGCGGCTGGATCGGTAATGCCGAGTTCACGCAGCGCGTCGGGCCAGGTGATCAGGCCGTTGCGCAGCTTCTCTTTGACGGTGGCAATCTCGCTCTTGGGGTCGACCATTTCGCGGCGCGGCGGCACCCACTCAGCGCGCGATTCAATGATTCGCCCATCGGGGCGCAAGGCCTGAGCTTCAGAGAACCACTGCCATGCGACTTCACACATCTGCGGGATCATCATTCGCCACTGCCACACATCCACCCGGCGCGCGAAGTGCAGCCAGCCCATACGGCCCGAAGAGAAGTTGACGCCCTTCAAGTCTCCGGTCATCAGCTCATAAGGGATGCCCAAGCCCACGGCAATGGCGTGCAGCGCCTGCCAGGCGTAAGGCTCATAGCCGTTGAAGGTCGGCGGCGCAGCAAAGGTGACGTCTTCGCCCACGCCAAGCTCCTGCAGCAAGCCAGGCTCTACGCGGTCCACCAGGGGCGGCGCTTTGGTTGCGCTCGTCGTGTCGTCCTTGGTGATAAACGCAGCGAAGCAGGCGGCAATCTTGGCCTGCTCCATTACTGCGTCTTCCATCTCATCGAAGTTGCGCAGGCGTTGCATTACCGGCGCAAGCCAGCTGTAGCCGCGGGACTGGCCGGCACGCTTCGGCAGGAATACGTGGATCACGTCTTCTGCAGGTATACGGCGAGAGCTGATCGAGCGCATCACCACGTTGGCACCGGGGTGCTCGTCGAACAGCCAGTACGCGACGCGCTTACCGATGGGGCTGAACTCGATGCCCTGAATAATCAGGTTGGCGCCGTTATTGCCGCTTTTGTTCTCGTCCAGAAAATCAGCTTCGAGCAGCTGCAGCTGCAGCGGCACGGCCAGCCCGTCAGACACTTTGCGGCGACGGCGACGAATCAGGCACTCGCCGCTTTCGGCCACCGCTTCGATGACCTTGTGCTGCAGGCCGTAGAAGTTCTCCATGCCATCCGCATCACACTGAGCGGTTTCGGCCCACGCAGCCCAGTTATCAGCCAGCCGCTTGATGTCGGCCTTGTTCGATGCTATGGGGCGCGGCACGATCCCGGCACCCACCACGTTGTCGGCAATACCGCTGATAGCGCGCTCGGCGTAGGGGTTGTTGCGGCGGAGGTCTCTGGCGCGAGCACGCAGCATGGCCAAGGCTGGACCGTTCTCTGCATTAGCATCTGTGCCGGCAGCGCGCCATCCAGCGTTTCGGCGGCCCCCTGCCGCGCCTTCAAAGCGGCGCGACAACGCATCCATGGCCACGTCAGTTCGCATTTTCTTGAGCCGGCTTTCGGCTCGCTTGGCCGCCCAGCCGGGGAAGAGGTCGCTGATCAACGGCATATCAGTAACCCTTCGAGAAAGAGGCGAAGCGGCGACCGGAACCGCAGCCATTGACGGCACCAGCGCCGATACCTAACTCCGCAGCCATCGTGCGTAAGATGCGCTGCATTTCATCCAGCGAACGGTAGGTGATCGTCCGGTCGCCATGACGTACAGACAGCGCGCCTTCTGCAATGGCCGCTTGCAACTCTTGGTACTGCTGCTGTGTGTAGGCCATTAAGGTCTGCTCCAATAGGTTGACCGAGCGCGCGGGCGCTCTTCTGTCTCGCCCTGCGCCATGGCGGGCTCGATAACGTGTAAATCCAGATCCAGGCCGAAGCGCTGCTGACTGATGCGCAGCGCGGCGAGCGCGTAAACAAGGCAGTCCAGAGCCTCGTTGCGGCGCCCCTTGGCGTCCCACCGGTAAACCCGCCGGCCGCTGGCGATCTTCAGCACCCTCACCTCAGCGGTGAGCTGCTTGAGTTCCGATTCGTCGCAAATATCGTCGTTTGCAGGCAGGTGCACACAGCCCGGCACGTTGGCACCCGGCTGCGGTTGAATCTTGAAGCGGTTGTAGATCAGCTCTTTGGCGTTATCGGTGCCCACTTCTGTCAGGTACACCTTTGCCTTGCTGCGCGTGCGCGGGAAGTTCGCAATCGGCTTGCCATAGGCACTGGCACCCCTGACTGGGATTACCCAAGTGACGCCGTGCTTGCGGCTTTCCTGATAGACCTCGTCGGTGTAATGCCCGCCGGAGTCCCAGCACCAGCGCTCTACCTTCATCGGCACGCCATCAGCGCGGCCGTAGAGGCGGTGCAGCTGCAGGCCAACCTTGCGGCGCAGCTCCTCGCTGGCCGGGTCGCCGTGCAGTATCCAGCGATCAATCAGCCAGAACTCTTCGCCGGGGCCAGCTGCCCAAACCCTACCCTCGTAACGGTCGTCCTGAGTATCGATTCCACCAAAGAGCGCACAGGCCGCTTGTGGTACGGCGCCCTGCCATATTTCCCGGCGGGCGTGCAGCTGCTCCCAGTCCACCTTCTCGCCCTGATCGTCTTCCCACGTCTCGCCCAACGTGGTGTTCACGAAGGTCTTGAGCTTGTTGGGGTCAGACTTGGCCTTGAGAAAGTCCAGAACGATACGGCCCCAGGTAGTGAACGGGCTGTAAGCGGTCCAGATATGCCATGTGACTGACTCCGGCGTGGGGATCAGGTCATTACCTTCAAAGAAGTCGTAACCGTCTCGGGTCCAAATGCCTGTTTTCTCGCATATCCAGCGCGCCTGATCTTGCGTGTTCTGCAGCTCGAACTGGCGGATTACGCAGCCGTTGTGCTCGCACACATACCAAGCGTCCAGAGGCGCATCCGGGTCCCACTTGATGCCGAACTGTGTGTCTTTGCCGCCCCACTTGAGCGACTGCTCCTGCCGACAATGCGGGCAGGGTATGTGGAGCTGAAACAAATGCGGCGACTCATCGGCCGCCGCTTCAATCTGACATTCGCCCTTGGTTTTGGGCGTTGATCCTCGGATCGACTTAGGGAAGGTTGAGCCCTCTGTGCGCTTATCGCCCAGGAATGTCGGGCTGCCTTCCTTCTCGACGTCCGGCGCGAAAGCGGCCAGCTCGTCATAGATCACTGTGTCGGCGGATAGCTCGCGGTAGTTCTTCGCGGCAGCACCGCCACGGCACCAGAGCTGCTTGCCGTGAGTGAAACGCTTAGTGTCCAGCGTGTTATCGCGGTGCTTCGATCCGTACCATGGCGCAAGATCAAGGACAGGCGGCACGTCGCGAACCATTGTTTCGATCTGCGACTTCATGAAGCCTTGAGCGGCGCCATCAGTCGGCAGCAACACCAGAATGTTCCGTCGCTTGTGCTCGACCTGGTAGCCGGTCGCCGCAATCAACATCTTGGAGTAGCCGACACGCGCGGACTTGATCACGTTTACCGTGCGTATCTCGTCGTTGCCCATGCTGTTCAGGATGGCGACCTGGTAATACAGCGTTTCCCACTTGCCTTCCTGATAGCTTGATTCGCTGGACAGGTAGAAATTCTGGTTCGCCCACTCCACTGCCGTTACTGGCACCGGTTTGGACAGTGCAGCCAGGCCGCGACGAATCGCCCGCTTCAGCTCATGGGTCTGCGGAAGCGAGATAGTCATCCAGTAGTGTGTCCAATCGTTCGTCCAACGATGCGGCCAGGTTTCGGGCCTTGGCCAGCTCGCGCTGCAAGGTATCCATGTGGCGCGTCTCGACGTCCGGGTGTTTGCGCTTGAGCGTCAGCGGCAGCGTGTCGAGTATCGAAGCCACCTCAGCAGCCAACCTGGTCAGTGAGAAGGTGGCGAACTCAACCGGTACCAAGTGGCGCTTTGTCACCTCGTTCTTTAGCTCCTGTCCCTCAGCCTGGGCCGCGGTTAACCGCAGCCGCTCCTGCTGCAGCCTTGCATCCGTTCCGCCGTCACCTTCGTCGTCAGGTTGGTGTGACCGCTCGGCGTGACTCATGCGGTTATCAATCACCGAGCGGGCTGTATAGAAGGCTTCTCGCCCTATCCGCTCGACCGGCTCGACCCGCCATTTGTCAAAGGCCTGCACCGAAATCCCCAGGCTGGCGGCCATCTCTGACTTGTTCAGCCAGCCGCGCTGCTTTTTTGGTTCGGATTTAGCCATGGGAAAACAACAACCTGCCTCTGGAAAACGCTCATAAGTAGCGAACGATCGGGGCCCGAATTACCCTCAATGGCCCCCCCTCCCGGGAGGACCCAAAACGCACCACGTTGGTGCATCACCTCCGTCGGGTGGCGATGGCTTGAGCCAAGGCCTTCTCGAACTCGATTGGCAGGGTGTCGTTCGCCACCTTGCTTGCCACCCCGAAGAAGTCGAGGCGTTTGGTGTAGCTGGGAGACCTGCCGAATACCAGCACCATCGCAATACTGTTGCGGCTGCCCTTCCCGTAGCGCTTGCGCTCAGCAACACCGATAGCTTCACGCCCTCTCCTGATGACGAAGTAACGCTCGCCACGCTTGGCCCTACTGCGGTCGCTGTCTGTGCGGTTGGCGTTGTAGCCTTCCTCGCTCCAGAGCTTGGCGCCCGAGAGGATCTTGGTCAGCTGCCCGCGCTTGATGTTGCCGTATTGATCCAGCGGCGCTGCCTCGCCAGGCATGACGAACTGGCCCGGGCCAATCACGCCGCGCCGCTGCAGTACACGCTCGATGCCTTTGTGGTTGCGTCCGCCACCGTAGATCTGCGGCTCAAGCCAGCGAATGGCTGACCTATCTCCTGCCCACTTGCTCTCCGCTGTCCCGGTCAATCTGGCCTGCTGCTGGCGGTACTCGCTGACCCGGCCGTCGTTGATCCAGACCTTGGCGGTCATCTTGTCCTTTGTTGCTGGCTCAATGAACGGGCTGTTGAGGGTTGCCCGCGTCGGCCGGTCGAATGAAACCGCCATCTCATCCCGTATAGCACCAGCCACTGTCTGCGCCGTGCGGGTCAGGGCCAGGGCTGCAGCAAATGGCAGCTGCTCACGCTCCAGCCTATCGAGTGTCATCAGCCGCTCACGCAGGCCGGTGAACTCGACTTTGATCATGCTGTTAGCGCCCCAGCGCCTCACGAATCTCTTTGATCATGTCCACCAGCGTGGTGCCTTGGCGCTTGTCGGCATAGGCAAACCAGGCGCGCACGAACACCCATGCCGGAAGGCCGCACACGAAGTACAAGCCAGCCAGGGCGACCGATCCATTCCAGTGCTCAGCCCACACATGCAGGCCCAGCCACTGCACAACGCCAGCGCCCCCGCATACCGAGGCGATTACGGTGCAGATCAGCGCGACAACCCACTCCCGGCGACTCTGGGGCTGGGTCATAGCCATGACAACGATGGCCGCGAAGGTAGCGCCGAAAAGAAAGCCGGCGATCTTGGTCAGACCGAAGCCAGCCAGCGCTGTTGATGCCGGCTCGCTCATCTGGTGATTCCTCATGGTGGTGGTGTCCCGGGCGAGGCCCTGTGAGCCGTCCGTGGTCAGTGAATTTCAGGCATAAAAAAAGGTTCTTCACGGATTACCGGGAAAGTCATTCTTGATCTTCATGAAAAAGAATTCGCTGTCTCGGTAACCGTAGGCCATCCGCTTGATCACCTTGATCCGGTTGTTGATACCTTCCAGCTGACCCGTGTGCATCGGCCAGCGC